TTAGCAAAGAAGAGTTTGACTGTAAGCACTCAGGAAAGAACGAGATGAAGCCTGAGTTCATGGCTATGCTACAGAGCCTTAGAACTAAGTACGGTAAGCCTATGCGTATTACATCTGGCTACAGACACGAATCACACCCTATAGAGGCTAAGAAGTCTCGTCCAGGCGCACACGCTACAGGGCAAGCGGCTGATGTAGGTGTAGATAGAGGCGATGCTTACGATGTCTTGAAAATCGCATTTGAGATTGGATTTACGGGTGTTGGAATACAGCAGAAAGGAGGCGGCAGATTCATACACTTGGATAACATTGAGCCTGACAATAAAGACTTCCTCAGACCAACTGTTTGGAGTTACTGATGAAAAAATTTGAATTTAGAGTTTTATCTATCACAATACTAGGGCTATGTCTGCTTGTGATAGCAATGGGTATGAGAATAGAATCACTACAAGATGAATTGGATACTAAACAACGACATAGTAAAACATCTACTGAAGACGTACCTACCGTATCTGATAGCCTTTCTGATGGGAGTTATTGTTGCATGGAAAGGTTGCGGTGATACAAGCGGAAAGCCCGTTACCACTATCATAGAAAAACCAGTCCCGACCATTGAATATGTTGACAGATGGCGAACAGACACCGTTAGGTTTGTATCTAAGGAGTTTGTTACCGTAAGGGATACAATCACCTCGGAGATAATAGTTAATCGCTTAGACACGTTGTTTTTAGTAGACACCGTTAGCATCGTTGAGGCTTGGCTAACAGAGATAGCTAAGTACGATACGACTATAGACCAAAAAAACGCCAGCATTCAATTAAATTGGCAGAACTACCAAAACAGGTCTGAGAACTTAAAGGTCACCTACACTCCAAAGAAAGTGGTAGGTGCAAAATTTGCACTAGGCATACACGCAAACGCTGGTCTTATATCAAACTTTAAGTCACGCTATATTCCGCTTATGGGTGTCGGTCTACAAGGTACTGTCAAGAAGGGATACTACGGTATTGACTATGGGTTTAATGGTGACCACTACATTGGGTTAAGGTTCGGCAGGAACATTATCTCAAGATAGTTCGTATCTTTGATGCATGAGAGCATCTACATTTATCTGCACGAACATCGAAGAAATTGAAATGGCAAAGGAAGAGAATGAGAAGCTTAACCTTCCATCTCCACCGCCACTTCCAAAACCAAATTACGAAGAATCAGTGGGTTGGTTTCATATAGAGGATGTGACAAGAGCTTACACTAGAAACATCAACAACAAAGCAGTAGCATCTCTTGTGTTCTCAGATGGATCCTACATGGATGTTAAGATGACATCTGAAATGGAGGATATGCTAGATATTCTCTTTAGAAATACCCTTTAGTCTGTCTACAGCACGTAGGTCTTTACTTACCATTCTTCCTGGGTCTATCTCAAAATACTTAGAGAAGAATGTAATCTCTATAAGCGTAGGGTAAATTGCGTGTACCTCCCCCCATTTGTATAGCCTTCTTATTTGGAATTTAAGACCCATCTCATTCAGCCATTTAACCATCTCGGTTATTTTTACTCCCTTCTTCTCGCACATATATATGATGTTGTCCTTGAACTGCCCTGCAAGCTCCTCAGACTGATCGAAAGCCTCCCTCGTCCAAAGTTGATTACGAGATTGCATCTTCTCGTACACCTCGTCTGTAATTGTAAGTTTAAATTTTCTTTTGTAAGCCATGCTCAAATATACAAAGAAGCCCCATCATTACGACAGGGCTTCTTAACTAACTGATAATCAGATACTTAGAAAGGCAAATCATCTTCTCCGCCTGCCGCTACTGCCTCTGGCTGAGTTGACCTCTTCTCCGTTCCACCAAGCATAGTCATATTGAATGCCTTTACTTCGGTATTGTATCTGTCGTTTCCTTCTTTATCTTGCCACTTACGTGTGGTAATACTTCCCTCAATATATAACTTGTCTCCCTTATTGACATACTTCTCAACGATGTCTACAAGTTTTCCGTAGATAACGATGTTGTGCCATTCGGTCTTCTCCTGACGGTCACCGTTTTTATCCTTGTACCTTTCAGACGTTGCCATAACCATGTTGGCTACCTTGCCGTTTGTTAATTGCTTAACCTCTGGGTCTTTACCTACGTTTCCGATTAGGATTACTTTGTTTACTGAACTCATTTTACTTGGATTTATTTAATTGTTTTTCTTATGATATTTTCCGTAGCCTTGTCGATGTCGTACATCTCAAGTGCTTTTTCTATTGACCCTTTAGGCGAGTCAATCCATTTAAGTAGTTTATTGTACTCAGAAGTACCTGCCATTACCTTTTTCTTTGCTCCTGCCTTCTTCTCTACGGTAGTTGTCTTCCTTGGTTTTGCAGTAGAGTGATTGTTTGTTACGTCAGGGTCTTTGTTATCGTCAATCAACAGAAGCCCATTCAAGGCATACTTACGAGCATACGATGAAGACGCTCCGAAGCATTGCCCCAGGCTCATTCCTTTTTGGTTAACATCTATCCCTGCGTAACCATATGAGGACGCTATTAAAACACGCTCTTTTGTTTTGGGGTCTATAGTAAAAATAGATGCGTTTGCCTCTGTGTATGGAATCCCACATAGTTCTCTAACGCTATCGGTTAGATTTAAGCAAAGACCATGCTTGTCAAGTAGTGGCTTTACAGCCTCAAGAATTTGTTCTACAGTTCTATATTTATACCCTCCAAACTTATTAAGCTCGGTCTTAGGAACATTGAGTTCGTTCTGTAGTTTTATTAGTTTTTCCATTGCGCTAAAGTATAATTATTAGATGATATATCCTATTTCTCTGTCTATTTTTTCTAACTCTACACCTATAGTGAACTCGTCTGGCTTGTTGATTCTTACGTCCAACATTTTAGTTTTATTGTTGGCACGTTGGTAGTATCTCATGTAGCCATTTGCTGGGAACTCAATCTTCTCAACAGACTCCTTTCTGAACTCGTTCTTTATCTTATTCTCAAGTTCACGCTTCTCTTTCTCAAGTTGCTTAATCATCGACTTAACTGTCTGAAGGTGCTTGCACTGCATTAACAGGTCTTCATCTCCCTGCATTATCTCTTGCTCCACCTCGTGAGTCTCCGATATAAACGCTGAGTAGTGTTCGTTGTCGTTAGGTTCAGGCTCAAGGTGTTGGATAACTCCCATCCAGTCATCGTACTTGTCGTAGTCTCCGTCTTCTTTAGCTTGCTCTGCTTGAATAAACGCCTGTCTTCCTTGTATAACTCTCTTCCAAAAATCGTAGGTGCTTTCGGTTATCATCTCAATGATTTCCTCGTTACGTTCTATTGGAAATACCTTAAAGCCTCTTCCGTCAATCAGTATAGCAATCTCAGCGTAGTCACACTCCATTATCAACATCTGCTGATGAACCTGTATTATGTACATATCAGGAACGCCATCGTACTTCTTGTAGACAAAACCATTCATTGTCTTTATCTCCAGTGGACAAGGTTTACTTGTCAACTCATCAGACAATGTTCCGTCCTCGTTTAGCTTGCGTGAACCCTTCTCAATAACCCTGTCCAAGTTGCAATAAAGGTGTGGGTACTTAGGGTTCTGTACGAATCCCACAAGATGGTCAGCCTGGCGTATAATATTCCCACTTTCAAACTGCTCCATATAGCCTTCCTCAGTGCCATCGTAATACTTCCAAAGGTTAGCAACGTACTCCTCTTGGTATATACCGTGAAATGCAGGTGCAGACATAAAACTCTCTGACTCCATTGTCCCCACCTTCTCGTGGTAAAGCTGCATCGGTGTAGGTTTATAGGGGCTTATACCGCAGACTATTGCGGCAGACGATGCTCCTAGTCCGTTCTTCCTGTACTCGAACCACTCAGGGGTTCTGTCTTTAATTTCTGTTACCCATTCGTATTTCATCCTTCTTTCTTTTTAGAATTATGTATATGTAGTTGCTCCCTTATTAGTTGCATATACTTCTCGTAGTCCTGTTGATACTTGATCAACCTATCTATTACCCTTTCTTTTTTCTTCATATTGCTAATTTAGTTATTCAGAACATAACCTATGTATAGCTAGGCGTTGTAGGCAATTAGTTTGCTAATGCTCTGTTGATAATTTTCCACAATTCAAACATTCTTTTTGCATTGAAAGGTTGTTTGCATAATAAGAATCGCAAACTAACTGTTCGCTTCGCCCTACAACATCAGCTATATCAACTTTTGCAACTAAACTTTCGCTGTAAACTTTGGCATAGTCAAGCATTAAATCAGTTAGCATATAATTTTTGTCGCTGAACGTAAGAACTCTAATAGTCCTATCCTTAATATTTATTCCTTTCAAAAAATCTTCTGGTGTATTCATTTTCGTTGTTTTAATCCGTTAAAATTTCTGTGCATAGCCGTAGCCGTTGTGCGTAATACTAATAAAGTGCTTTATACATTTTTGCAGTTAATTCCCTAGCTTTTCTCAGTGTTCTAAAGTCAAGTGAATATCCGTGAGCATCTAATAATAAATCGTGTAAGGCTTCAATGGTTGCAATATCGCTATCTACTATATTTACATCCGCACTACGCACAACACCTCCTATATGTAATGCCTTATTTTCCTCTTGGTTGTTCAGTTCTTTACTCATAATTTTATCTTTATTTATTAGTGCAGTAATTTATCAAGGTCGGCACTACACATAGCCAAACCGTTAGCTAAAATGGAACATCCAAATTATCGTCATCATTATATGGAAGCCTTGCGTTAATCATAGCCCTACTGTTAGGTACTGTGTATGCATTTTCATCCCTCTCTAAGGGGTTAATCCCATCGTCATAGAATCGACCTTTCATCACATCGTATGTGAGCATAGCCTCGCCAGTAGTCCCGTTCAGTTCCTTTTTCTTAATCTTCTGAGAAATAAATAAAGACGTAGAGTCTTGCGGTTGTGAGTTGTAGAATGGTCTGTGAAACATTATTATGTTATCAGCCTTATTGTTCCACATTGCCCCACCTGCAAAATCATACACCCTTGGGGTTTTGTAGTCACCTGTACGCTCATCCTTCTGTATGGAGCTGTTTGGGTGTGCTACAATCACCATGTAGACGTTATTCTCCAAAGCAAACTTCTTCTGTACTCGGAAGAAGTCCTCAAGATACTGATCGTCACGCATTCTTGTACTTCGGTCACGGTATATCGCATTAAACGGGTCAATCATACACCCATCGATGTTGTGCTTAATCATTGTCTCCACGAACTTTCTGTTTATGTAGTCCTGACTTGGCATCTCCTTCTCAGGGTAGATGAAAAAGAACTTGTCGTTAATCTTCTCAGCCGCCTTACGATATTCTTCCTCAGACATTTGGTTCTGATGATGTTTGTACGGTGACTTTCCTACCATAGCGTGAATCAATTGGTTGTAAAAGAACTTAGGTGGATACTGTTCGGGAGAGAATATCGCCCACTTATACCCGTCCATCAAAGATTTCATAAGCATTAGCTGTAACATCATCGTAGACTTACCGAAGTTACCAATGCCACCTACAATTGTTATCTCACCACGCATCCACCTGAACCTTTCGTCAATACCTGGAAAGTGCGTTGTCTCACCCTTCTGATTTCCAGAGTGAAAGTCCTTGAGCATATCGTCAAATATGTCGTTAAGGTATATCACATCCTCAAGCGGTCCATCTAATGATTCAAGCTTCTCTTCTATGCTCTCCCTTGTTACGCTATGTATGAGCCTATCGTCATCAGTAAACTCGGCAGTATTAAAGTCTGAGATGTAGTTTCTGTAGACAGAGTTTAAAATAACATCTAACTCCTTCACAGTAAACGAACCTCCGCAGAAATCGCCAATCATAGAGTCACGTACTTCGTCTTTGGTAAGACCGAACCTCAGACATCCACAGGTAAGTTTGAATACGAAATTGTTTCGGTTACCTTCAAAGAAACCCTCGCCCTTGTTAATCATCCACTTCTTTAGCTTCTCGTAGACGGTGTTGTTTGTCGTTACCTTGATGGGCATAGCCTCGTACACCTTCTCAACAAACCTATCATACACATCCCACTTCCTTGCAACGTAAATCTTAGGGTCGTAAGACTCAAAGCATATCCTACTAAGGTTTCTTCCTGACGGATCAAGGTCTTTAAAGTCCTCAAGAAGCGCATCGAAATGCTCTAAGTGTCTCTCAGGCTCTGAAACTTGAACTAAAGCCTTAACTCCATTACCGCTTGGAGACACCCAGCAAGACACTACATATTTACTCCTCTTTAGTTCGGCTATCTTGTCAGCGATATTACAGTGGTCAAAGTCCAAGCATATCAATCCCGTGTATGAGATTATGTTGTTGTCGTTACGTGACTTGAAGACTCCTGAAAACAATGGCGATGGAAGGCTCTTCTTAACACTATCACGTTCTTCTCCGCTACCAAGTCTCCTTATCTGATCAACCTTATCCTTACTCTTACCTTGCTTGATTCGTTTTAGAGCTTGACCTACAGTAATCACATGAGAAGAGTCTACATCGAACAGACTCTCGTATATGCTTATCTCTCTTTCAAACAGTTCTGTCATCTTTTTCTACCTTCTAAGTAAATTGTTGGAATTATCTTGTAGCTGTCATAATCTCTAAAGTAAAAAATACGCTCAACAGTCCAAGACAGATTACGATTGTCTATTGATTCGGGTACATTTTGGATACCTACAATTGATTCTAATCCAATATTATCTCCCTTGTTGGGTAACACTGGTATATCCCAATACGTTTCGATTGGATTATCCTCATAACGTATATTATCTTCTTCGGAAATATGTTCACTACTCAAGTGTATATGTACTTTCATTTACTTGCTCTGTATTTCCAACCTTCACCAGCACTTTTGTATGATGGGTTAATATTTATAATCTTCCTGACATAATCATCGCCCTCCGACTTAGCCTCTTTCTCAGACAGACTTACGGGGTTAGTACTACGAACAATATCATAAGCCTCAGACATATCAATATATCTCCACCCTGGCTCTAAGACAGGAACATTGACATCACGCTTCTCAGCATCCCTGAACCATACATGAGTTAGCTTACCCTTCCAATCCTTAACGGTGTTGCCGTTCTTATCCCTCCATAACCTTGCATTTGATGGTGTACGGTCTTGGTAATAATCATAGAACTTTTCGGCAATAGATTGGTCGTAACCCCTACCGACAACATAAGATATAACTTCTTCAAGTGTAGGTATCCCTTTTTCCTTTTTCTCTTTTTTATCTTTTTCCCTTTTCTTATTGTCTCCCTCTCGTGTAACCTCTTGTGTCTGTTCTTGCGTACTCCCTTGTGTGTTCTCTTGCGTTTCCAATCCGTAGCTTATCGGCTCGTAACTATCGTAGTTACAGACAGTTAGGAGTGTGGTTGATTGTTTCCCTTTGCCTATAGTTTGCTTAGTTACCAATCCATCCAACTCAAGCATCTGAAAGAACTTAGTAACT